TCAGGGAAATCGGAACCGCGCGACGATCCGGGACCGCCAAGGCGGTGTCAGTGGGCTCTCGATCACGCCATGATAGGTATATGCGTGCAAAAATGTGACTTCAGCGCCAGTGACCGACAGAACACCCAGATGCTTGGCGATGGCCGCTTGGCGCATCCGGAACAACAGCACTTGTCCAGCCGCCCAAGGCTCATTGATCGCAATCGGCACCAGGTGCCGGGTCGCGGCGGCCAACAGCAGTTCCCGGCTGCCGCACTCGGCCCAGTCTGCCGTATAGGCAGGCGGAGTTTCGGGTTCATTGCCATAAATCTCGCGCCAGATCCCGCGGATCAGGCCCAGACAGTCGGCCCCGCAACCCTTGCTGCTGGCCTGATGCACATACGGTGTTCCCAGCCATCCCCGGGCCGCCTCGACCACGCGATCATCCATTGCGCAGCCCGACCTGCGGCGCCATCAGCCAGTCTTCCGAAGGCAGATGCGGAAAGCCCCGGAAATTCATAAAATTCGCGAACTTGAACCGGCAGGTCGCAGCCGCCTTGTCGCAACCCGCAGACAGCCGGACCTGATCGCCCGCCGCAGGAATGATACCCGGCGCCGACCAAAGTTCGATTACCCGACCGCCCCCAGGAAAGGCCGTGTCGTTCTTGATCATGCCGTGCAGTCCCTCTGCAGTGCCCGTCAGCACCTCGATGCGCCCCTGCTCGAACCAGTTCGAGGCGAAGGACGGGAAATCGGTGAAGGTGAAGATCCGGCCCTGCTCCAGGCCCTCGACCTGACGCAGGACTGACAGGGTCGGGGTGGTCAGATCCACCTTGCAGGTTGCGTCGCCCAATCGGGAACTGCATCTGCGATGATACACCCGACCTTGTGGCGCATTCAGCTGCTCGGACAGCCCGCGCAGCTCGGCACGAAAGGCGCCGTTGGCCCGTGCAACCTCGCCCAACGTGCCGCGGAACACCAGCTTGCGGCGCGTCGTGTCTGTCCAGTCGACCTCCCACATGCGCAGCTGCGCATCGTCCCATCGGCCGGCCATCAGGTCGCGTTCGGTGATGGCATCATCGCTCAGCGCGCCCGTCGCTTCCGAGTTGTCTACGGACAGCCCCGTGGCCTGGACCAGGGCCTTCGCCGTCAGACCCTGGTCTGGGCGAAAGGTCACCCCGCCAAAGTCCAGAACGCGGTCATGATCGGTGAACCCCAAGGTCAGGCCGTCAGCCCGGCGCACCGACCAGGCGCGCGCGATCGTTGTCGTTGTCATACGCGCACCTCGATCACTGGGATATCGGGAACCTGCCCGGCCTGGAATGACGAAACCGAAACTGCAATCCTGTCCGTGTCAAAGCGCACCGGCAGGTCGAATTCATAGCCTACGGTGACCTCTGCCCCGACATCCGGCGCCTCGATAAAGGTGATCAGGCCTAGGGCGTGATCGACGCTGTAGTTGATGTCGTAAAATACCTCATTGCCTCCGATACCCGCACGCACGGAGCCGCGCACCGGCTTGCTGATGGGGCGCTGATAGACGCTAGCACCCGATCGATAGGCTTTCGTCAGGGCATAGCTGCGCGTCTGGCCGTCGCCGATGGCGATGACCTGATCCCCGAACCGGGGCACTGCGGACGGAGAGCAGCTTTTGTAATCCGACCAGTCCTTCCAGCGAAAGCCGTGCAGCTGCCCCGACCGCGCCTCGAAAAAGGCGATCACAGCCGACAGGTCATCCAGCGAACGCAGCCCCATCCCTGCATCAAAGCGACGGCGGGAATGAATCCAAGGGGTGTTACGTTCCTCAAAGCCGCTGGCCATCGTGACGATCTCGGTCCGGCGCTCCGGTCCGCCAATCGCGCCAAAGGACAAGTTGGCGGGAAATCTCACTTCGTGAAAGGCCATGAAGGTCCTCCTTTCAGGTGTTGCGGTCGCCGCGCGACAGGACCCGCGACATCTGCGCCGCGATTTGCGATTGGCTGCGCTGGAAACCGGCCACGTCCGGCGTCTGAATGTTGAACGTGACGTGCACGCGGCCCCCGCCACCCGCGGCGGCAACGCCCAGCTTGCCGTCCGCGCCTCGGCGCAAGGGCATGATGGCTTCGGGTCCGGCCTCGCCCATCAGGCCGGCGCCGCCCCGCATGGGAAAACTGGTAGGACCCGAAATCACGCCGCCAGAAGCTGCCCGACCCTGCGAAAAGACGCCGCCTTTCGCAAACGGGGTAAGACCCTGATCCAAGATCCCCCCGCCGAAAAGCCCCGCTATGCCACCCGCAAGAGTCCCGGCCAGCGCGTTCTCGACCGGTTTCATCGCCATGCCATAAACTGTGTCCGCCAGGGATCTGCCGATATCCTTCAGCGCGTCGGACAGCTTGCCCCCGTCCAGCACCAGTCCGTCGATTGCACGCCCCAAGCCACGCTCCAGCCCCGATGACAACGTGCCGACCTCGCGCGCTGTCAGCGCCATGGACTGCCGAAGGCGCCCCAACTCGGCTTGGAACTCGTTTGTCATACGGCCCGTTGGCTCGGGCTCGTCCTCCAGCAGGTCCAAGATTGGACCCGAACCGTCTTGGATTGCCATCTGATCATTCCCCTCCTTGTTCGCAGCCCAAGCCCGTCAGATCGGGCAAGTCGGCATATTCGGCGGCCAATTCCTCCAGGCGGGCTCGGGTCATTCCGGGCCGGGCATGGTTCAGGCCAAGCATCAGGGCCAGTTCTGCCGGTGTCAGCGCCCAAAACTGGTCGGGATGCAGCCGCAGGTCCCGCAGGCCCGCCCGCATCAGCCCTGGCCAGTCCAGCCCGGCGGGTCGGCTCATGCGGCGCCCCTGAACGCCAGGGTCAGCAGCCGGGCCGCGGCGCGCGCCGCCTCCACCGGGCCACCCTGGACCTGAACCGACATCAGGTCGCCCGCATTTCCGGACCAGCCGGCGCCATGCAAACCGGCCACCAGGACCGTCAGGATGTCCCTGCTGCTGAACCGACCCTCCTCCAGGCGCCTGGCCAAGCCAACCAGACCTTGCTCGTCCAGTTCGGCCTCCAGCTCTGCCAAGGCACCAAGCGTCAGGCGCGCCAAATGTGGCTGGCCATCCAGAACCAGCTCCACCTCGCCCCGCATCGGGTTCGCCATCACAGCGCCACGAATGCCAGCGCCCCGGCCGAGGCCAGCGCGATTTCATACGTGGCTTCACCGTCATGGGTGCCTGAATATTCCAGCGACGTGATCTGGAACGGCCCTTCGACGCGGCCAAAGGACGGGATGATGACCTGAAAGCGTGGCACCTCGCCGTCGAAAAAGACCTGGCGCGCGCGCCCGTCGCTGGCCGCGTCGCGAAACACACCCGAACCCGCGATCGAGGCGCTCCGCACCCCCGCCCCACCGAGAAGCTCGCGCCAGCCGCCCTCGCTCTCCAGGCTCGTTACGTCGACCGTGTCGGCGTTGAACGACAGGCGCGACGCCCGCAACCCCGCCACCGTTTCAAACGTGCCGTCACCGATCATGTCCATTCGGATCAAAAGATCGCGTCCGCTTTGCACTGCCATTTTCTATTCTCCTCAGTTCAGGTCGATACGGGCGCGGAAGGTCAGATCGACCTGACGCGCCGCACCATTCTGCATCCGGCGCGCCGACGCGCGCAGAAACCACAAGCCGGCAAGCCGGCCCCTTGCCAGCACCAGGCCCTCCCGCTCCAGCGCCTCGGCCACAGCCGCCGCGGCAGCCTTGACTGCGCCAAAGCCCGCGCCCTCGTCAGTTCCCGACATCACCGAGACGACAAAATCGTGACGTGACCCCTGCCCTGTGCCATCGCTGGCATCCCGGACCTCCTCGGGACCCAAGGCCACGTGGATGCCGCTCGGCACATCAACAGGCATCGCGTCAAAGATCGCGTCGCCCACCAGATCGGCCAGAACGGCATCGGCACGCAGCTGTTGATAAACGGCAGCTTGCAATGCTGCCCCTGCCCGATAACTCATGCCCCCAGCTCCTCGCGTGCAAAACAAAACAGGAAGCGGCCGCGGGGATCGGCCTCGGCAACCGCCTCGATCAGGAAAAGCCGCTGGCCCAGACGCAGACGCTGACCAGGCCGCGGGCGGCGCGGATCGCCGGATGCAGCCGCGCGCACCGCAATTCGCCACTGCGCCACGCTGATCATGCCCGGCCCGCTGCCTTTTTCTCGGGCCGACCGTGCCTCCAGGCCTGCCCACAGCCAGCCAAGCTGTCGCCATTCCTGGCGGTGACCGCCCATGCCGTCACCGGTCCGATCGGGCGTTTCCAAGGCCAAACGGACATTCAGTTCGGGAACCGGCATCAGCGAACCTCCCGGCTGCCGCGCCCGGCCAAGGTACGCACGGCCCGCCACCTTTCGATCAGCGCACTGACCCCAAAGGGCAGCGCGTGTTGCGCGCCGTCATGGCTGCGGTCATCGTAATACCGCGCCGCCAGCAGGATCACCGCCTGCGCAAGATCCGCCGGCACCCCCTCCCAGACATCGGCGAAGCCCGCGACGAAGGTGACCGTCACGCTGCCCAGGCGCGGCACATGGGGCAGCACCACCCCCGTCGGCAAAATCACTGGCCGCTGCCCGTCGGGAACAAGCCGCCATGTTTCCGGTGGAAGCGTCGTGACCGTGCCGGAACCGTCGTCGATCCGGATCGTCTCTACCGCATGGACCGGCGCCAGCGGCAGCGACTGACCCAGCCTGTCGCGCCAGTCGTCAAGCTGCATCTGAAACCGCCGCTTCAGCAGGACCTTGCCAGTCCGGCCCTCGATGGTCGCGATCGCGGCCCGAAGAAAGCCCGCCAGCGCCGCAGTTTCGGCGGCATCTTCCGGCCCGTCAAAGCCCTGGGCCAGACGCAAGTGCCCGCGCAGGGCGGCCACCGGCAGCGCCTCCGCCGCAGGCGCCGTCTCCTCTATCAGCATCATCTCGCGAACCTCCCGTCCTGCCGTCCGCATGTCCATCAGGGGCAGGGCCCCCTCATGGGGCCCTGCCTGCCGTGCCAGGTCAGGGAAAAGGGCGCGCCCCCGCGCCAGCCATCAGCGCGCGCGGACAGTTGCTAAGCCGGCATGACCGACACCAAAGCGCGCCCTTCCCTTCACCTCATCCCAGGCGGGATCAGGCGAAGCGCAGCAGCTTGACGGCGCGGAAGTCGGTGACGCCGCCGCCAACCCGCTTGGTCGCATAGAAAAGCACATGCGGCTTGGCGCTGAAGGGATCTCGCAGCACCCGCAGATCGGGACGCTCAACGATAGTATAGGCCGAGCGGAAATCCCCGAAGGCGACCGCAAAGGCGCTGGCCGCCACGTCCGGCATGTCCTCGCTGATGACGACCGGATAACCCAGCAGCTGCGGCACCTGGCCCACGGTCAGCGGATCGCTCCACAGGAAGCGGCCATCGGCATCCTTCATCTTGCGAACCCGCGCGGCGGTCTTGGAATTCATCAGGAAGGCCGCGTTGGCACGATATTCCGCACCCAGCGCATAGATCAGGTCGATCAGGCAATCCATCGGCGCGGTGGCCGGGAAGTTGCCCGACACGCCGGTGCCGACAAAGCCCACCTGGCCCGCCGTCGCGGTCCCATCCGTGGCGGTGGGATAAGACAGGATGCCCCGCGGCTTGTCCACGCCATCGCCGCGGATAAAGGCGAATGCCTCGGCGCGGGCGAAACGGTCCGCAATCCGCTCGGCCAGCCAGCCTTCGACGTCAAAGGCCGCGTCGTCCAGCAGGCGCTGGCTGGCCTTAGGCATCGCTGACAATTCGTGGACCGGGATCGCGATGCGGTCCAGCTGCGAATTGGCCGTTTCCACCGTGGCCGCTTCGGTGGCCCAGCCGGCACCTGTCTCGCCCCGTTCGACCAGCACCTCATAGACGCTGCCCTCAATGGTGACCACATTCGCCATCCGGCGCAGCGAAGTGGTCGAGAACAGCGTGTTCTGCACCGTCTCCGCTACCTTGGGCGCGGCAAGGAAGCCGCCGTCGCTGACGACCGACAGTGCCTTTTCCTCGATCACCAGGCCGCGCAGCGCGTCATCGTCGCCGCTGCGCAGGTAGGCGTCAAAGGCTTTCTGATGCGGCGCTCCGGTCTCGGCGGCGGCGGACAAAGGGGCGCGGCCACGCAGGGCGGTCTTGCGGTCGATCATGGTCATACGCTCTTCCTGTGCATTGAGCTTGGATTGAATATCTTCACGGAAACCCCGAAGTTCGCTGACGAACCCCATCATGGCCCCTTTCAGATCGGCGGACATGTCCCCGCCGCCCGCGGCTTTCACCTCGGTCATGGTCTTCTCCTCGTCGGGATGAACGGGGCCGCGCCCCAGTTGCCGGATCGCCCTTGGGCCGGTCCGAACGCCTTGACGGACCGGGCGCACCCGGTCCGGAAACTCATGCGCCCCGCAGGGCCTGCGTCGCCTGCGCGAACAGTGCTGCCATCTCGCGCAGATCGTCCGTCTCCTTGCGATCAACCTTGGCCTGGGGCAGCATCGGGAATGTCACCAGCGACACCTCCCACAGCTCGACCTCGGCCAGGGCACGGCGGCCCTTCTGGTCGCGCTCGGCGCGGATGGTGCGGTAACCGATCGACAGCCCGTCGATGGCGCCGGCCTGGATCAGCGCGGCCGCCTCGCGCGCCTGCGCCACCTCGGGCAGCAGGCGGCCCTTGACCCACAATCCCGTCCGGTCCTCGCGGATCTCGTCCCAGACGCCGATGGGCCGGGTCGGGTCGTGCTGCCACAGCATCCGCACCTTGTCGCCCTTGGCCGCCAGCCGCTCCAGCGACGCGGCGAAGGCCCCCGGCAGCACCGCGTCTCCGCCCTGGTCGGTCAGCCCGAACAGGCTGGCATAGCCCTCGATCACCTGGCCGTCAGACAGGGCCGGCGCCCCGCCCGCGAATTTCACCTCTAGCCCCGGAACCATCCTTCAGCCTCCTTTTGGCGCATATTCCAGTATCCCCTGCACGGCCTGGGTCAGGATCACCGCGACGACGCCATAGACCGTCATCCACAGCCGCCGCTCCAGCCCCTCGATCATGGCCTCGATCCGCTCAAGCCGCTTCTCGACCTGGCCGAATTGCAGCGCCATGATCCGCTCCTGCGCCTCAAGGCGCTGGTCGTGCCACAGCCCGTCCTTGACGAAACGCGACCCCTCCACGGCTCATGCCCCGTCCAGCGGCGGCAGCCCCAGCAGGCTGCGCTTCTCGGCGTCCGTCAGGAAACCCGCCGCCGCAATCCGCGCCCATTGCTGGTTGCGCTCCTCGGCAAGCGCGGGCACCTGGTCGGGGTCGGGCCTCAGCTCGACCTCGGCCCCCAGATGCTCGGACAGCCACCACGCGACCGAGGCCGCCACCCGCGTCACCAGCGGCAGCACCGTCAGCCGGTAAAAGGCCCGGTGGGCTTCGGCGTAATTGGCATAGGTCGCATCCCCCGGGATCCCCATCAGCATGGGCGGCACGCCAAAGGCCAGCGCGATCTCGCGCGCCGCAGACAGCTTGGTCTCGTGGAACTCCATGTCCGACGGGCTGAAGCCCATCGGACGCCAGTCCAACCCGCCTTCCAGCAGCATGGGCCGCCCGGCGTTCCGCGCGCCCTGGTGGTTCATCTCGATCTCGCCCACCAGCCGGTCATACTGCTCGGCGCTCAACGTGCCCTGCCCGTCCAGCCCCTTGTAGACGATCGCCCCGCTGGGCCGCGCTGCATTGTCCAGCAGCGCCTTGGACCAGGCCGAGGCGCTGTTGTGAACATCCAGTGCCACCGCCGCCGCCTGCATCGGCGACAGACCATAGTGGTCATCCTGCGGGTGAAAGCTCTTGATGTGGCAGATCGGGTCCGGGCTGCCGGTCATGTCAAAGCGGTGCTTGCGCCCCCCCACCGCGTATTCATAGGCGACGGGCCAGCCATCCGCACCCGGCACCACGCTCATGCGGTCCGACCGCAGCACATGCAGTTCCTCCGGCAGGCCCGCCGGGTCCAGGCCCACCGCCTCCAGATAGCCGTTGCCCGACAGCATTATCTGCCCGAACAGCGCCTCGAACAATTCGGCGCGGCCCTGCCCCGGATTGGGCCGCCGCAGCAGGTCCAGCAGCGGGTGCATCTCATAGCGTCGCTCACGGTCGGCGCAGATCAGCGGCACGGCTGCGGCCGCCTCGGCGATCAGCTTGACCGAACGAAAACCGATCGGATTGCCCACAAAGCCGCCGCGTGTCAGGCTGCCGGTGTCCCGCGCCGTCCAGACTGGCCGCCCAGACCCGCTGGCAAAGGCCACCACACGGCCCGTCGCGCTGGCCTTCCTCTCAGGCGCGGGGGCGGATTTCTCCTCCCGCGAAAACAATCGAAACGCCATGCTCGCCTCCATGCCTCATCCATGCGAAAGGGCCGCCCCGACAGGGCGGCCCTTTGTTCTCATGAAAATGTTCCGCGTGTTTCCGGCGCCGCCACGCGCCGCCGGAACCATGCTCAAAGCCGCCGCATCTGCGGCCGCCGCCAGCCACTGGCCGGCTCGATCATCAGTTCGTGGATCGCCCAGACCATCGCATCCAGCCTGTCTGGGCTGCCCCGACCCTCAAAGCCGCGCACAGTCATCTGGCACATCTGGTCCTCAAGCGGCCCCAGTGACCCGCCGCGCAGGTGCTTGATCCGCCCCTGCTCATAAAGCGCCGCCACCGGTTCCGCCCGCAACCCCTTGCCCCGCGACGCCCTCAGCGCCCGGAACGGCACCAGGGGATCAATCTGCCGGATCACGCTTTCGACCAGATCACCGCCCTGGTTCACTTCGGCCACCAGTTTCTCGGCACCATGTCGATCCATCGCCGCGATCGCCGCCCGCGCCCAGTCCGACGGGCTGCCCCGCATGCTGGCATCCTCCAGCACATAGGCGCGCCAGTCCTTCGGCTCGCCTTGAGTGACGACACCTGCCACGATGATCCCGCATTCGTCGCTGGCGCGCCCCCCCGTCACGGCCGGATCGACCGAAACAACGATCCGGTCCAGCTTTGGCGGCGTGTCGATCCGCGCCTCCTCCAGCATGGCCGTCGTCCACAACGCACCCTCGACATCGTCCAGCAGCACGCCGTCCAGTTCCTGCCGCCCCAACCGCGTTCCGCCATAGCGGCTCTCGACCTCGGCCAGAAAGCTCTCGGCCAGATAGGCGCGGTTTGCATCCGTCGGCGCATGGGTCACCACCGTGCTGGCATTGCCCAGGATGCGCTTCAGCACGCCGACATTGCGCGGCGTCGTGGTGACAACCTGTTGGGGATGCTCCCCCAGGCGCAGCGCGAATTGCAGCATGTCCCAGACATCCTCGGCCTTCTTCCACTTGGCCAGTTCATCCACCCAGGCCGCATCGAACTGCGGCCCGCGCAGCGCCTCGGGCTCATGCGCGGAATAAACCGTGGCCGTCGCGCCATTGGCCCAGACCAGACGCCGCCGCCCCGCCTCCCAGACCGGTCGCCGGTCGGGCGGCGAACAGGCCAGGATGCCGCTTTCGCCGAACACCATCACCTCGCGCACCTGGTCGAAGGTCTCTCCGACCAAGGCCACGCGATGGCATTTGCCGGGCGCGGCGGCGGTCGGCCCCTCGACCATCCGCCGCACCCATTCCGACCCGGCGCGGGTCTTGCCCGCGCCGCGCCCCCCCATGATCACCCAGGACTTCCAGTCGCCCTCGGGGGGCAACTGGTGCGGCAGCGCCCAGAACTCGAACAACCAGGGCAGGCTCAT